GCATCTGCTGCTGAGTATGGTGTGACTTCGGCTCGACCCAGCACGATTGGATCTAACTGATGCCAATCATAGGCTACCATCCTGGATCCGCCTGTGCCGTCATAATTAACAGCGAACTCCGGGTGTACTGGATTTGGATTTCCGGCATCAATGATGACCACATCTACGTTACGACCAGTAGCTTCCAGCGTCAACGCTGCGTTGATCGTAGCAGTAGCGTCATTGCCCCAACCAGCTGTCTGTGCCCCAGCAGTGCATCTCAGCAATCCCCAGTTCATGTAAGTGCCAGATACCACGTTGGATTTATTGTAAGGTAAAGTCCTAGCATCTTGACCGGCATACGATGCCATTAGCACAGGCTCTGCTATCGCTGCGTCTAGCTGTTCAGACTCTGATGCCAGCTGTATCTCTTCACTGGGCATGTTGCTCATAGATATGATGTCGATGCCTCGCAAACTGGGCTCTAGTTCCACCGCTATGACCCTGGGATCAGCACGCAATATGTCTGCTTCTTCATTGGTCAACAGGTAGTGAGTATTGCGGCTAGATGGCCTACGATCGCTGCATTCCACGCAGCGATCAGGCACATGGTCATGACTGCATGCATGCTCCATGTCATGATAGAATCCATCCAGATGCTGATGCTCAGTGAGAGTGACTACGTATTCTCTGGTATCACTCATATCAAGACTCCATCTGCAACACGGTCAGCGTCACGGTTATAACAGCAGTGTTACCGCTGTTATTGGTCACTGCCATGGGTATGCTGGTAGTTGGCACAGACTCTGAACTGAATCCGATAGCAGCTGGGCTTATGATCTGGGTAGCTGCGCTGGTGGTGATCACTTCAGCTATGATACCGCTGCCTGGTAGCGGATCTTGCCCCTGTGATCTAGAAGCATCTGCTGAGCGTGCTGCGACACTGGTATAGATCCTAACCCAAGCTGCGGCGCTGGTATCTACTGAGAACAATGCATAACCTTTGTAACCTGTAGCAGCTATATTAGCGGTGGTCGCTGATGCGATGCCAGTAGTTGACGCACTGGGTGCAGTCCTGCTGAATGCCACACCCGCACCAGTGGCACCGGTTGGTCCAGTCACTGTGCTTGCTAACCCATTTGGACCTGTTATACCGATTGGTCCAGTGTTGCCAGTGGGTCCGGCTACAGTGCTTGCTGCACCAATTGGACCAGTCGCTCCTGCACCAGCTGGTCCAGTATAACCAGTTGGTCCAGTGTCGCCTTTAGCTACTGCGGTACCAGGTATACCTTGAGCACCAGTTGGGCCAGTGGATCCGGTACCAGTTGGACCTGGTACTGCGCTTGCTGCACCGGCCGCACCAGTAGCACCGTGTGTGCCAGTTGGACCTTGGGTGCCTGCTGGGCCAGTATCTCCCTTTGATGCAGCCGTACCAGGCACACCCTGTGCGCCAGTTGACCCTGCTGCGCCAGTTGGACCTGTTATGCTAGCACCATTCGTTCCTATCGTACCAGTTGGACCTGTAGGACCTACACCGCTGCCGCCGCCAGTTGGAGATGATATCCAACTGAGCTGGCCATTGCCATTGGTACCAATCACATAGCCATTCAATCCACCTGGTATGCGCAAGCTGTTTATAGACACTAGGTTCACGGTGCCGCCTACCGTGACATTACCGCTGATACCAACGCCACCGCGCACTTGCAATGCACCGGAATTGATGTTGCTGCTGGCCACATTGCTGGTGATGACCAAGCTGTTAGAGATAGTACCGCCATTGAACGCAGATGTAGTACCGGCTGGGCCCGCAGCACCAGTTGACCCCGCAGCACCAGTTGACCCCGGTGCACCAGCTGGACCAGTGTCTCCCTTTGATGCAGCCGTGCCTGGTAAGCCTTGCGCACCTGTGGCACCAGTTGGACCATTTGACGGGCCAGTTGGACCAATCAATCCTCTAACACCTGTTGGACCGGGTATGCCAGCTGGACCTGTGACGCCCTGCACACCTTGCGCACCTTGCGTACCTATACCAACTGCACCTCTGACACCCTGTGCGCCAGTGTCGCCTTTGGGACCAGTTGGCCCGAGTAACCCCTGTATGCCTCTGGGTCCTAGCGGCCCTGTTGGGCCAGTGACTGTGGTTGATATCGCCATGATAGAGTCTCCATATGCTAAATGCCAAGTATTTACCGATCAGCTCTTGATCATTAACTAGCCGGATCTGGGGCGAAAAATGATGGTTAGATTCTGGTTGACAGGGTGCAGATTGGTGCTATCATAGGGGTATAGAGCAGACGGAGAGCATGAAGATGGCTTATGTGTCCCAAGAGCTTAAGGCTAAGATCGCCCCCAAGATCAAGGAAATCCTCAAGCGTTACGGCATCCGAGGCTCGCTCTCAGTGCGCCATCACAGCACCCTGGTGCTGAACATCCGCGAGGGTGCGCTTGATCTGATCGGCAACAGCAACGAGACCTGCGCTGCTGATCCTTATCAGGTAGCCAACGGTGTTCAACCTTCTGTTGGTTATATGGACGTGAATCCCTACCATTACGGCAAGCATTTCTCCGGCAAGTCCAAGCGATTCCTGGATGAGGTCATGCGAGCTATGAACGCTGGCAACTGGGACCGTAGCGATGTCCAGACTGATTACTTCGACCGTGGCTGGTACGTTGATATCAACATTGGCCGCTGGGACAAACCCTACAAGCTGGTTAAATGATCTTTTCGGTTGACAGCTGATGCAGACTTGCTATAATGGCTTTCTATTGCAGGGAGCATCAGCATGTTCAACATCGCAGCACTCATCTCCAAGTACAAGCAACGCAGCAATGCTGCTGCGGGCCAGTCCGTGTATAGTCGCATCAAAGCTACTGAGAAATGGATTGAATACAGCTTGGACCTGGTAGAGATGCAAAAGGGACTTAGCACTCTTAGCAGAGAAGAGAGATATGACTTGCTCAATGCTATCACTGTCGCAGAGCGCAAACGCGAATATATGTATAGGCATCCAAACTTCAAGCTTAACGCTGCTATCTACGAGTTTAAGAGAGCACGCCGCTTGCTTAAAATCTAAAATACAGTCGACACCAAATCTCAACATAAACACAGTATCAATAGGAGCATGTCATGGGTGAAGTTATCCACGTTGATTTCTCTGCTGCTAAGACTCGGGCGATGAGCTCAGCTGAACGATATCTCGAGATCTGCAAGGAAGCATTGGATGAGAATGACTTCCTCGATCTGATGGATGCTATCCGAGATCCAGTGTTCTATCAAGTCTGTGATGAGGACATCCAGGATTTCGTGGACGGCTATTTCGCAGCACAGACGGGCTGATCTTTTTGGTTGACAGCTCCCAGATTGATGCTATCATGTGGTTATAGAGGAGAACGAGATGAGCATCAAGAGCATGTTTAGACGGTTGTTTAGCCGCAAGCAGGAGACTACGGACTCTGCGCCAGAGCCAACCACGGTGTATCCCCGATATAGCTCATCAAACTCTCGAACATACTCGTCGGCTCCGGTGGCATCTGATGACTCTGCGGTCCAGAACTTGATGCTGATGGGGATGATGATGTCAGGCATCAATCAAGCTACAGCAGCCGCAGCATATGCAGGCACGGTTGGATCAAGCGACAACGATTCGGGAGCATCTGGCAGCGCAGATAGCGGGAGCAGCAGCGGGGATTAAATTGGTTGACAGCTCTCGTCGATGTGCTATTATAGGGTATAGAGGAGAGCAAGATGGACATCAGTTTTATCACAGAGGATCTGAAGTCGCTGCGAGCACAGTTCGTCGCCAGCGGCTTCGATCTGCGGCTGGTAGGCGGCATAGTCCGCGATACCATCGCTGGCATCCCAGCCAAGGACATCGACCTGTGCACCAATGCTACTCCTGAGCAGCAAGTTGAGATCTACCAAGCACATGGTCACCGTTGGATCGAGACTGGCCTGCAACATGGCACGGTCACTGTGGTGCTGGGCGGTGAGCCCCATGAGATCACAAGCCTGCGCATTGATGTCGACACGGACGGCAGGCATGCTGAGGTCGAATACACGACTGATTGGCATGCCGACCTGGCACGTCGCGATCTGACCATCAATGCTATGGCTATGACGTTCGATGGTGAGATCATCGATCCGTTTGGTGGGCAGGACGATCTGGTCAACGGTGTGGTCCGTTTCGTTGGTGATGCTGATGCACGTATCCGTGAGGACTTCCTGCGCATCCTGCGGTTCTTCCGTTTCCATGGTCGCTTTGGTAAGTCTGCGATCATCGGCGGAGAGACTTGGGATGCTATCGTAGCCAATGCAGCAGGCCTGCGCGATATCAGCCGCGAGCGAGTTTGGAGTGAGATCCAGAAGATCGCGGTGCAGGACAGTGGACCTGAGCTGATAGCAGCGATGCAGACAGCTGGCATCCATAAACACATTGATCTGCCTGCGGGTTACTCTTGGAGGATGAAAATCACACAACGGTTTTCTAGCAGCCCAGAACTGCTGATGGCAGCATGGTGTGATTGGACCCCGCAGCGTGTCTCTAACCTGGCTGCTAACTGGAAGTGGAGCCGTGCTGAACAGGACCATGTCGAATGGATCTGCGACAACATTGGTACTAGCAGGGATCTGCGACGCCTGATCGCTATCGACGGTGTGCCGCGTGAGTGGGTAGTCGAGCTGGCTAAGATCGAAGGGCGCGATGAGTTCGCACAGTTCGTCGCAGATCACTGGGTGTTCGAACCGTTCCCCGTCACTGGGCACGATCTGATGCGGCTGGGGTTCAAGCCGGGCAAGACCATGGGATCTGTGCTGCGCCAGCTGAAGGAGGATTGGGCCCAAGGCGGCTACACTGCAACCAAGCGCGAGCTGCTGGCTCGTGTGCCAGAGGAGTGATACATGTTTGATATACGTTGGATTAGAGACAATGTTGAGTCGTTCGATCAAGGTCGTATCAGCCGAGGCCTTGAACCGTCTTCGCCTAAGCTGTTACAGTTGGATGATGCTCGGCGTGCAGCTATCACTCTGCAACAAACGGCAACCGAACGACGCAACTCGTTATCAAAGCTGATCAACACAGCTATCAAGGAAGGTGATACTGATCGGGTCGCATGCCTCAAGCAAGAGGTGTTGGATCTCAAGGATCAGATATCTCAGCTCAAAGAAGAAGAGAAGGCGGCTATCACTGCCCTCTCTTCGGCGTTAAATGCAGAACCCAACACACCGTCGCCGCTAACACCAATTGGTAAGACTGAGCACGATAACTGCGTGATCCGAACGATTGGACAACGACCGCAGCTGGATTTTGTGCCAAAGGAACACTTTGATATCGGTGAAACCCTGGGTCTGATGGACTTCGGTACTGCCAGCAAGCTATCTGGTTCAAGATTCGTGATCCTCAAAGGACCGCTAGCTCGATTGGAACGAGCACTGATGCAATTCATGCTGGATCTACATTGCGATCGTCACGGGTATCTGGAGATTGATCCGCCGTTGCTGGTCCGCGATGACGCTATGTTTGGTACAGCACAGCTACCAAAGTTCCGAGACGACCAGTTCGCAGCCGGAGACGGGTATTGGCTCATCCCCACTGC